TACAAGCATGCCGGATGGATCATTAAGGGCAACATCATTTGATTTAATCTTATTTAGAATTCCACCAAAAAATTATGACGTTAATCAACCACAATATTGGGATGAGGGCGTTGGGTATGATTATTATAATATTCCAGAACAATTGGGATATAATAAAGAATATTCTGTTAGACCATCAAATTGGTTCCAAACGACAACATTAGATAATTGGGGACAACCGGGTATTTACGATAATACTAACGGAGGGACGTTCCCATTTTCAGCTTTAACAATAGTAGATTTACAACATTTTGAATTTGGTAATGAAAATATTGAGTTTGATATGACACAAGAAATTAATAATTTATTAATTGGTGGAATTGTAAATCCTGTTGGATGGGGGATTGCTTATCTTCCAGGTGTTGAGAACTTAACAGGAACCACCGGATCATACTCCGTAGGTTTCTTTACAAGACACACACAGACGTTTTACGAGCCATACCTTGAAACTACCTATGACGATCTAATTCTTGACAACAGGAATAGTTTTTCATTGGGAAAAGTTAACAAATTATATTTGTATATATATGAGGATGGTGATTTTAAAAACTTGGATTACGCTCCAAAAGTAACAATTAGTGATTCTTCTGGAATACCGATCGTTGGTTTAATAAATTTACAATCTTGTTTAAGGACAAAAGGTGTGTATGAAATTACAATACCGGCACTTATTGGATATAAAACCCCTTGTATGTTTACCGATACTTGGTCTGACATTAAATTGAATGGGTTTTCTTTACCTAACCAAATTAATGAGTTCACAATTTACCCAATTAAGAAATCAATTCAAATTGGTACAAACACAAATGACCCATCACAATATGGATTTAACTATTACGGAATTAAACAAAATGAAAAAATAATAAACTCGGATATTAGAAAAGTTGGTGTTATAATTAAAGAGGCTTATACCACAAACAAACAATTACCAAATATTGATGGTAAATACCGTATATATGTTCGTGAAGGTCAAACTGAAGTTGCGGTACAGGATTGGACTGAGTTAAATAGAACTCCAAATGAATACTACTTTATCTTTGACACGAGGGATAAAATACCTAACGAATACTACATTGACATACAAGTTACAACGTCCGGACAAGTCAATACTTACAAAAGACAAATAAAATTTCAAATTGTTAATGAAAAAATAGAATAATAGGATATTTATAATAAAAAATTATGGCAACATATAGTGTATTTCTTTGTCAAAACGGTACCGAGGTTGATGTCGAAGATAACGGAATTCACCCAAATCAGGGTGATGTAATCTCATTTAGTTCATCAACAGGTGATGTAATATGTGGAACTGTTGGGGAACAACAAGGACCCGCACCAGCACCACCATATACCGCAATCACAACCTACGATAGTTGTTACGAATGTATGATATTTAATGTTGTAACATACGCAAACGCAGCTGAAGACGTATGTGTTGTAATATGTACGTCAGGAGGAACCACAACAGTATCTGTAGAACCACCACATCCAGTATGGACAGCTTTAGATGGTACTGAGGTAATTCAAATGAATGCAGTTACACTAGGAGGTAACGGATTAAATAGTTAGTATTATGAGAGATTTAAATAGAATTATAAAAAAAGTTATTAGAGAAACACACGAAGAAAAATCTCAAAGATATATGTTCTTTTCTAATTTAGAACAAATTAAAAGACAGTGTGATATGTTATTAGATTTTGATCGTAGTATGGTTGAATCTATTTTAGATGATGGACATGATTGGGCTCAAGATCATATTTCAGAAGCCAAAAACAATATGGATCAAGTATTTGATTTCATGATGAATGAATCGAAAAAAGATGGAATGTCTATGAATGATGATGACATGGTTATGACAATGTCTGAAGGTAGAAAAAAAACAGGCACACCTCTTTGTGCAAGAGGTAAGGCATCAGCAAAGGCAAAATATGACGTGTACCCAAGTGCTTACAGTAATGGACATGCTGTTCAAGTATGTAAAGGAAAAATCAAAGGTCTTGATGGTAAAAAACATTGTTCAGGTTCTTATTGTTAATTTTTTTTTAAAAATTTTTGTTTAATCGTTTATTTATGTTTAGATTTGTTTAAACGTAAACTAAATAAAAATGATAAAATCAATTCTAAAATTCTACAAAAGACTTAAAGTAAAAATTTACATATTCACAAAAAGATCTTCCTTTGCCCCAACATATATGGAAGAAATCAGTGTTTACGAAAAAACATGTTTTAAAATTTGTTTAAAACTTATATCTAATTTAGACTCTGAATTTATGATTGCCCCAATGTCTAATAAAAGATATATTCGTAATAATGAGTTAGGTATATTTGTAACACTAGATAATTATCGAGTTGAGGTAACAAACCATGTGTTTAATTATAATGTTAAATTATCCTCAAGAGATTGGGAACGATTAACTTATATATACGACACAGAAACAGAAAAAAGACGTGTTGAAATGGAAAAAGAGGTTAGCTCCAACATTAAAAACTCATTAGACCATGTATTAAAACGGTTAAATGAGATTACAGATAATAAGAAATAATTATTTTTTAGACTTATAACTAGTCATGATAGGTTTTTGACCTTTCCCTGTTTGAGTGTCTTTTTTCTCAGCAGATCTTTTTTGTTGACAAGCAGATCTTTTTGCAGAATCACTCATTTTACCGGCAACTCCAGCCGCCCTACATTTAGGGTATGAACCCTTAGAGGTATCTTGTCGTCCACAGGGAGGATGTTTACCGTCAACTTTACGACAAATGTCAACCCAAGGTCCTTTTGGTTGGGAAGATCCCTTAGGTTTTTTCTTTTTACCAAACCAAACGGCAAGATCTTCATTAATTGTGTCGGGATAATCTATATCTCTAAAATATGAACCATTTTTATTTTTTTCCCAAACACCTACGATACGTTTTATATTTCTTTTCAAAGTATTTTCTAAAGATTTTTTATTAAATTCACTTTCCACTTTTTCAGTGAATGGTGATAAGTAATTTTTTTCCCATTCATAACTACCAACCTCTAATGGTGCATTATATAAACCCGCAGTTGATGAACTATCTACTTCGTTTACATAATCTTTATTTTTAATTTCTACCCATTCATTAACTTTGATTGTGTATGGTTCCATTTTTTCTTTATATGGGGCCTTTTTTGAGTCTTGGAAATATTGGTTAATAATACTACCATCGTCATCAGAAAATGTTGAATATGGGTGGTGTTTGATGTAATCTTGTATCTTGGAGGCAGTCTTTTCTAACTCCTTAATCTGTCCCAATCTTAAATCCCAACTGCCATCATAACTATCGTATTGTACTAACGGGCTTTTCCATTTAGATACCGCATCGGTAAATGGTTGTAATGATTCACGAGTAAATGGTCTTAACCCTGGTTGTAATGGTGCAATATACGAACCCCTACCACCAGAACTATCTCCTGTCGCCTCTTTAATTACTTTTCTTATTATTTGACTTATTCTACTCATATGTTATATTATATAAATATAAAGAAAAAATAAAATGGAAGAAAAACAAGGTAATTTTGGTAATCTATTTGGAACAATAAATTTAATTAATGAGGATCAATTAGAATTGATGTTATCAACAATGAATCATGACCACGCTTTGTATTACCTTATTGAGGCAATTAAATCCGCACATTCTAAAGGAGTGTTCACTATTGGTGAATCTGAAGTGATATCAAAATCAATTAGGACTTTAATCAAGTAATTTATTAGATTTTTTAATGTTTTCATCACCCCACATAGGTTGTAGATTATCTAATGACCAACATTTCATAAATTCACTATCCCCCATTTCAGAGATATTAAAATGAGTTATAGGTAATTTATGGTCTACATGCCACTCACCGTAATTGTCCCACGTCATTTTATCTGTAAATTTATTCTCTAAATGTGTTATTAGTTGTTCAGGCGTGTATTGTAGTATATCAAAATAGTGTTTGTTCTTTTCCACATTACTCTCCTTTAATACCTGATATATTGCGGTTCTGAAATTACTGATTAATTTATAGAGGGGGTCTCTCGCTTTACGATTTCTTTCGTAATCACGTTTGGTTTTTCTAATCTTATCAATATTGTTTTTATGGTATTCTTTAATGTATTCTTTACGATGTTCTTTGTTTTGTTCGTACCAAGTTTTGGATTTATTAGACATATACTCTTTATTAGAATCTCTCCATTTTTTATCCGCAACTTTTTTACCACCAATATTTCTTCTACCTGATGGTCTAAAAATAATATTATTTTCTTTAAGAATTCTATTAATCGTTGGCTTACTAATTCCCGTTTTTATGGATATCGTATGGGTACCCAATAATTCTTCATTATACATTTTTAGAATATTATCTAATTCTTCTTTATTTAGTTCTATCTTCTTCATAATTATAAATATAACACATTTTACCAAAAAACATATTGTTAAGATAAAAAGATAAAAAAAAGGGACAATTTCTTGTCCCTTTTGTAGTATTCTTTAAGATTTTGATTATCTCAATTCTCTTAAATCGAATGTACGAACACCATCTACGGTAATTCTCCCGTAAAAGCGATTATTTACCATTTTTTTCGCGTATCTCGTCATTATTCCTTTGATCGGAGTAAAGTTGAACGGATTGTACATTGTAGGTGTTAATTGTAATGGTACATACGGTGCGTAGATGTAACCTGTGTCTAACAATGATGTTCCTTTGTGTCCAATCAAAACTTGGTTTGCTGGGAAGTAAGGATCACGATAAACTTGGTAACGTCCTGCAAGAGTACCAACTCTTTCAATACCCATGTTATACTGATCTTGCTCAGGAGCCGCGTTAGATACGTGGAAGTATTCTAAATCGTCAAAGATAGCAGAAACCTCAGAAGAAACAACGATCCAGTTAGCACCACCTCTCAAAGTTGATTTGTGAATTTGTGCAGACAACTGATTGATTGCTGTAATTAATGTTTGGTTCCAGTCTTTCTGAGTGTAAGATGTTGTTTGAGAAATTCTTCTCCATCCGTTGTAATCCCAACGTAAGTTCCATGCCGCACCTTTACGTAAGTCACGAAGGATCTCACGGTCGATTTCAGCTGCTACTTGTTCAGATAACAATGCTGTTAATTCAGCTTCAGCGTCGATGTTGTGGAATGCCGCAACGTCTTGAGCTAATTCAGGAGACCATTGTGCTCTTAGTTTTCTTTCAGTTACAGAAACAGTTACTGATTCTAAATCAAAAGAAACCTCACCAATTTCGTCTTCAAATTCTAAGTTAGCATATCGTCTAAAGAATGCAGTAAATGAAGTTCCAGATCCACCTGAGTATATTGTAGTACCTGTGTAACCATCTAAAGATGTTGAGTCACAATCAGCACATACTGGACAAGATAAATCTACTTCTAAATAGATACAACCATCTGAGTCACAGATATCGTAGTAAGAACCACCATTACCTGCGTCGTTAGGTTGAGTACTAGTGTTTGCAAATGTTGTTGATTGTTGACCACCATATTTAACAAGACCTTTACCGTATATTTGAGTAACACATCTAAATAATAAAGGAATGTATTGTCCTGCACTGTTTTTAAGAACGTCACAAGGTGTAGTAGATGCGGATAATCCTGTTGATGCGAATATTCTCAAGTCAGACAAAAATGCCTCACTATCCATTTCGTTACCATCAGGTCCGATTAATTTACCAGCTCCTGAATTTGCGAAACCACACATTTTCATAAGAACTTTTCTTATGTTACCTGCTGGAATTTGTGTTCCACCTGCAGGAGTACCTCCGTTGATAGTTGCGTTAACAAGTGCTGAACCAGCCCATGCTTGGATTGTTGTAGTTGCAGTAACTGCGGTCCACTTACCTTTAGAGTAGTCAAATAATCCTTGTGGATCCATTCCTGCCTCATTTCCTTCGTAGAATAAATCATAAAGGTTTTTCTTGTAAGCGTATGGTCCTGTTGGCTCATATCCAGCTCCATTAGCAGGTCCATTTGGTGCTCCAACTGGAGGATAATGAATACCACCTGTCGCATCTGGTCCTTGATATTCATTTTGATATCCTTGGATTTTAGGTACGAAGTAGAACAATTTACCGATAGGTAAGTTCATTGCTTGTACTGATACGATGTCGTTAGCTAACAATTTAGAGAATACACGTCTTACGATTGGGAAAACAACAGTTTCAAATGCTCCGTTAGAACCTTCTCCAGTTGCTTCGTTAATCAAATGTGACGCTTGATTCTCATATAATTGAGCCATATTTTCTTTTAGATGACCTTTAAGTCCATCAAGGAACCCTAATTTGTTCCATTTGTTAATAGTGTCTTCTTTGATAACTTTAAGGTGTTTTAACCCTATGTTACCAACAAGACCTGATTCTAATAATGCTCCCATTTTTTTTTGGTTTTTATTATTTTTGTTTATTGTTTATTTTATTTTTGTCATCAAATCCTTCATTCTTAAGAATTGTGGATTTTCATACGTTTTTGATTCAATTAGATTAGTTGACGATCCCGTAGATGCGGTTCTGTTAACAGTTCTTTCAATTGATTCGGTTAATCTTTCTTCTGATTTAGATCCAGATGATAACTCATCCTTTATTGACCTATACAGACTTTTTGATTCCTTCAAAGTATCGACATTGTCAAATCTTCTAAGAATATTTATTTTTTCTTGTTTAGTTGTTGAGTGTTCAGTAAATAGTCTTGT